CAAGCATATGGCGGTTTACAGCGCGGTTAGCCACAAGGCAAACCGGAACGAAATGGCCTATGCGCCGGCGCTTGAGATGGCGCTTCCGGCGTGGGCATGAAAGGGAAAAGCATGAGCGGACTTCCTAGCGTGTTGCATCAGGAGTTTGGCGAGAACTGGGCGCTTTACCATGGCGATTCGTGCGAGATCATCAAAGGTTTGAAGCCTGACAGTGTGGGGTTGTCGGTGTTTTCGCCACCTTTTCCGGGGATGTACGCCTACACAAACAGCCCGCGTGACGTTGGCAACGTGCGCAACTTCACCGAGTTGATTGACCACATGGCATTTCTCATGGGAGAGCTTTGGCGAATCACCATGCCGGGGCGGTCTTGCTGCATCCATTTGACGCAGGAGCCGGTCTTCAAGGGCAAGGACGGCTACGTTGGACTGCGCGACTTTCGCGGCGACGTGCTGAGGCGCATGGAGCAACACGGATGGGTTTACTTCGGCGAAGTTGCCATTGACAAAGACCCGCAGATCAAGGCCAGCAGAACCAAGGAGCACACGCTGCTGTTCAAGACGCTTGCGCAAGATTCGTCATGCTGTCGCATGGCCATGTGTGACTACATGCTGCAATTCCGCAAGCCTGGAGAGAACCCAATCCCGATTAAGGCAGGCAGACATCCGCGATGGAATCCTGAGGGGGGGTGGATTACCGAAGACGAATGGTGCGAGTGGGCGGCGCCGGTGTGGTACAGGGCCGGGCAGAACAAGATGCGCGAGCGATTCCCGAACTATCCGGGACTGCACACCAAAACAGACGGCATCCGCGAAACGGACGTTTTGGGCACACACGCGGCCAAGGAACAAGACGACGAAAAGCACCTGTGCCCGTTGCAACTTGGCGTCATCGAGCGCGCCGTCAAGCTGTGGAGCGCGCCCGGCGACGTGGTGTATTCTCCGTTTGCCGGCATCGGCAGCGAAGGTTACAAGGCCGTGCAGTTGGGGCGGAAGTTCATCGGGTCCGAACTCAAGGAGAGCTACTGGCGTGTGGCTTGCCAGAATCTCCGCGAAGCCGAAGCGCAGTTGTCGAAGAAGCAGACCGGCCTTTTCGCGGAGGCCGCCCAATGACCGCCAACCATGACCTGCCCCGCGTGGGGCGTTTTGCCGGGCGATGCTTGAAAACTGGAGCCTTGGTAAGTTGGGCAGCGTGCGCAGGTGGAGGCAGGGCATGATCTTGCGACCGAGGGCGTTGGACACGGGCAAATGGTGGGATCGGCCTTGGAGCCTCGTGGACGGGTGCAATCCCGTCTCGGACGGGTGTGTCCACTGCTGGTCAGCGGCAATGGCCAGAAGGTTCAAGCTGGACTGGACGCCGAGATTCCGGGCGGACCGGCTGGATATTCCGCTGCGGACGCGCAAGCCCGCGGTGTGGGCGGTGTGGAACGATCTGTTTCACACGCGCGTCAGCAACGAGCAGATTGCGCAGGCCTTTGGCGTGATGGCGACCGCTAAGCGGCATTATTTTATGGTGCTGACTAAGCGCCCGCGGCGCATGGGGCCGTTTGTGGATTGGATAAGACGCGATACGCGCGCGGGGTTCTGTTCGGCGTGGCCGCCACCGAATGTGGCGCTTGGCGTGACGGTGGAGAGCCAGGAGCACGTCCACCGCGTAGGCGCGCTGCTTGAGGCGTGGCCTGGGCTGACGTTTTTGAGCGTCGAACCGATGCTGGGGCCGGTTGACATTGGGCTGTACGGAGTCAACCTCGTCATAGCTGGCGGCGAGTCTGGGCCAGGAGCGCGGCCGATGGATCTAGACTGGGCCAGGCGGTTGCGGGATCAATGCGCGGCGGCAGGGGCGCCGTTTCTGCTGAAACAAATCGGGCCGGACAGGCGGTCAGGGAGGGCGCTAGACGGCCGCGAACATAACGGATGGTTTGGAGACAAGGCGTGAAGTCGAGGATGACCGTTGGGAGCCTGTTCGCGGGGATTGGCGGAATTGAGCTAGGCCTTGAGCGGACGGGACATTTCCGCACCATGAAGAATCGAGGGAGTCGAAACGCCATGCGAAGCGAGCGCGAGGACCAAACTGCGGGCCATGCTGGCGCGTGGGATGACCAGTGGGGCCGGGAAGACACGGAGCGGTTCCTGGTGTCCGCGTTGTTGCAATGCCCAGCCGAAACCGTGACGGCGTGCTCCAGGCTGCGCGGCAAGCATTTTCGCCATCCGGCGTTTGGCGCGGTTTGGGATGGTATCGCTGGCTGCGAGAGGCCGGAGAATGTTGACGCCGTGGCTGTGATGCGCGAGGCGTTTGCGCGGCATATGCGGCGGGATGATGGCCATTTCGCCGTTTGGGCGCGAGACCTGATGGACGCGAACCCGGCGCCAGTGACGGCGCGATACCATTTGCGCAGGCTGCGCGACCTGGCGGCGAGGGAGCGCGTGCGAGACGCCATCGCGGCCGCCATATCGGCCTACCGTGATGGGTTGCCTCCGGACGTTGTGCAATGCGCATTCCGCAGCGTTATGTCAGGAGCCGCATGATGGGGACGTGGATTGACGATTACGTTGCTTGGGCGAGCGAGGCCACGGACGCGCCGGCCGTCTATCATCGCTGGGGGGCGTATTCGGCGATTTCGGCGGCGTTGGGCCGCAGGCTGGCAATCCAGACGGGGGCGCACCCGGTCTACCCAAACCTCTACGTGCTGCTATTGGGGCAATCGAGCATCATGCGCAAGTCAACGGCGATTGCGCTTTCGCGGCGCGTTGTGCGCGGCCTCGTGAGCTACGCTGGGAAAGAGCTCGTCCATATCATGGCTGACGAGGGGAGTTGCGAGGGGATGTTCAACTATTGGGTGCAGCATCCGACGAGCATCATGTATCAAAGCGAGATGTCATCGCTTCTGAGCATGTTCCGGCGAGATTATTCATCTGGGCTGCTGCCAACCCTGACGGACCTGTACGACTGCCCCGACGAAAAAACGAAGGTCCTGAGCGGCCAGACGATGAGCATTGTTCGTCCGTGCATCAGCATCCTGGCTGCGTCAACACCGGATTGGGTTGTTGACCAGGGCAAGGGGAGCGACTTTTCGGGGGGGTTTCTGGCGCGGTTCTGCATCGTCAATGCGATGCAAAAAGAGCGCACGATGGCGCTGCCTCCGCCGTTAAATCGCGAGGAGCTCGATCGTCTGAAGGCAGTTCTGGCGGAACGGGTTGGGGAAGCGACACGGGCGCACCATCATGATGAGATACCTGTTTCCGTTGACCCGATACGTTCTGAGTATGAGCATTGGTATCGGTCCTTTGAGCGGCAGGCCGAACACAGCCGGTTGATGGCGTCGTTTGTGTCGCGCCTGGCGATTACAGCGCTCAAGCTGACGCTATTGGAGGCTGTTGCGGAGCAAGGGAGCCCGTCGCTCAACGTGCGGGCGTTTGAGCGGGCGGCTGACGCGGTTCAAAGCGTCGTGAACGCGATGCGCGACCTAGAGCGGACGGAAATAGGGTACAGCGATGACCGGGACGGCAAGGACATGCGCACCGTGGCTAGGGCGCTGAGGCGAGCCGGACATGACGGGATCGCACACACCACATTGATGATGAATCTCAAAATGCCCAGCCACCGAATGGTGAGGGCGTTACGGTCCCTCATTGACGCTGGGGAAGTGGAGGCGCACACGGTGAAGACTAATCGGAGGCCATTGACTATATACAGAATTACGAAACGGACCGCCGCCGAGACGACTCAGGAGGCCGAGTTTTGATTACCAAGGTTATCAATAACCTTGGCCAAGGTTATTCGATCTTCTTTCAAATACTTGCAAAAAGTACCAATAACCTTGGTGTTTTTGGCAATAACCTTGGTGTCAAAAATTGCGTCATAAACAACCAGTGTGTAATGCATTACAGAATAACCTTGGTAATTAATAACCTTGGTATAGTGTGTGTGTTGTATGTAATATGTATGGTTAAAACGGAATGGGGGTACCACCAAGGTTATCCATCCAAGGTTATCAAGCCACTGCGCACAGCACGTGGACGCGCTGCCACACAGCCACCAGCCAAAGGTGGCTTTTTTCAAAAATATGTGGTAGTGTATTGCGGAAGTAACACAACCGGTTGTTGGGTCCTTCCTAGGGGGGGTGGCTTTCGGGTTGCGCCGAGGCAAGGCTTGCGGAAGAATTTTCGGTTTTTGAAAATAAGGTGTCCGCCGTCCGTGATGAGGTAACTCGTTATGAGTCAGTATGTTGAGCGCGACATGCGCCAGGATTACGAGCGGAGGAAGGAACGGGCGCGGCAAACTCAGGCCGATCAGTCCAAGAGCGGCCGGGACATCGGCGAACTGCCGGCCGTGGTGGACCCGGACCGGAAGGCGCGGGCCGAGAAGGATTTCCGGTTCTTCTGCGAGGCGTACTTTCCGATGACGTTCCACCTCGCGTTGTCGCCGGACCACCTGAAGGTCATCGCCCGCATCGAACAGGCGGTCCTGCACGGCGGCCTCTTTGCGCTCGCCATGCCGCGCGGGAGCGGCAAGACCTGCATCGCGGAGTGCGCCTGCCTCTGGGCTGTGCTCTACGGCCACCGGGAATTCGTCTGCCTCATCGGCGCGTCCGAAGTCCACGCGGTCGAGATGCTGGACTCCATCAAGATGGAACTCGAAGGCAACGACCTCCTGGAGGCGGACTTCCCGGAGGTGGTGCATCCCATCCGGTGCCTCGACGGCATCGCCAACCGGTGCAGTGGCCAGCTCTATAAGGGCGAGCGGACGTACATCGGCTGGACCTCAAACGAGGTCGTGCTGCCGACCATGCCAGGGAGCGCGGCATCCGGGGCCATCATCAAGGTTGCGGGCATCACCGGCCGCTTCCGGGGCATGAAGGGCAAGCGCGCGGACGGGAAGACCGTCCGGCCGTCGCTCGTGGTCCTGGACGATCCGCAGACGGACGAGTCGGCGCGGTCGCTTTCCCAATGCGCCACGCGGGAGCGCATCCTCGCAGGCGCGGTGCTGGGCCTGGCCGGGCCCTGCAATAAGATCTCCGGCATCATGCCCTGCACGGTCATCAGTCCCGGCGACTTGGCCGACAACATCCTCGACCGCGAAAAGCACCCGGAGTGGAACGGCGAGCGCACGCGGATGGTCTACCGCTTTCCGGCCAATGAGAAGCTCTGGGCGAAGTACGCCGAGGTGCGCGCCGAGTCGCTACGCATCCACGGCGACCTGCGGGAGGCGACGGCGTTCTACGAGGCGAACCGACAGGCCTTGGACGAGGGGGCGGAAGTCGCCTGGCCGGAACGGTTCAACCACGACGAGGCATCAGCCATCCAGCACGCGATGAACCTCAAGCTCCAGGACGAGGCGGCCTTCTTCGCCGAGTACCAGAACGAACCGCTCCCGGAAAAGGGCATCGAGGACGAGGGGCTGCTCACCCCGGACCAGATCGCCGGGAAGCTGAACGGCATGAAGCGCGGCGAAGTGCCCATCGGCGCAAACCACCTCACGATGTTCATCGATGTGCATGGAAAGCTGCTCTTCTGGCTCATCGCGGCGTGGGAAGACGACTTCACTGGCGTTGTCATCGACTACGGCGCTTACCCGGACCAGAAGCGGCAGTACTTCACGCTCCGGGACGCGCAGAAGACGCTGCAACTTGTGGCCAAGGGCGCGGGCCTGGAGGGGGCTATCTACGCGGGGCTTGAGGCTCTCACCGGCGACTACCTGAACCGCGAATGGCGGCGGGACGACGGCGCGCACCTCAAGATCGAGCGGTGTCTCATCGACGCCAACTGGGGAACGTCCACGGACGTGGTGTACCAATTCTGCCGCCAGAGCGCGCACGCGGCGGTCTTGCTGCCGAGTCACGGGCGGTTCGTGGGCGCGACGAGCAGGCCTTTCGCCGAGTACAAGCGCAAGTGCGGCGACCGCGTGGGGTTCAACTGGCGCATCCCGAACGTCCAGGGCAGACGCGCCATCCGGCACGTGCTCTTCGACTCCAACTTCTGGAAGTCATTCATCCACGCTCGGCTCGCCGTGCCGATGGGCGACCGGGGATGTCTTTCCCTCTTCGGCCGGGACGCGGAGGCGCATCGGCTCTTGGCCGAGCATCTCACAAGCGAATACCGGATAAAAGCCGAGTCGCGCGGGCGCGTGGTGGACGAGTGGAAGCAGACTCCGGACAAGGACAACCACTGGCTCGACTGCGTGGTGGGTTGCGCGGTTGCGGCGTCTGTGTGCGGGGCGGTTTTGCCTGGCGCTGAGATAGCGACGGTCAAGAAGCGCATGAGCATGTCGGAAATGCAGCGCAGAAGGAGGGAACGCCGTGGCGCGTGAGGAAACAAAGGGCGAGTACAAGCCGGAAAGAATATCGTGCCGTGGCTGTGGGTCACAACTCGTGCCAGTGCTCTATACCAGGCACATGAACGGGGCGATCTACCGCGTCAGGCAATGCGTACACTGCAAGCGCCGTATTATGACCAGGGAATCCGAAGTTGGGGCGGGAAAGTAAGTCTCTCTATGTCCGAAGC